CCTGCACCTGTAACCCCAAAGTGATAAAGCAGTGGATAAGTGATATAACAAAATTGTATGACAAAAAAGAAAACTAATATAGAAAAAACGCAAAAGTTTGAGAAAGCGTTTGTATTATTTTTAAACACTTTTGATAATTGGAAATTAGATTGGGTAGGTAAGAAAAATTTACCTTATGATGCAATGGGTTATACTCCGAAAGGTAATAAGTGTGTGGTAGAGATGAAGTTTCGCACCAAATATTACGAAACTAAAATGATTGAAAAAAAAAAGTACGACCTGTTAATGTCTTTACCGGGCGACGTTGCAAAAATATACTTTGTTTCAGATCCGAAAGGGAGCTACTGGTTTTGGTTGGATAAGCTCAAAGAGCTGGAGGTTTTAAATAAAGACTGCCCGGCCACCACAAACTGGAATAAAGGCAGAATATCAAAGGAGGTGTACCTATTAAAGGAAAGTAATGCAAGCGTTATTGATTATATGGTGCCAGAAAAAAAAGGTGTTTGGGACGGCTATTTAAAAAAAAATAAAAAAATACCCTAGTTATTAAAAAATTTTAATATATTTGCTTTATAAATAACTATTAAAAGACAAAAAATGAGAACTATTTTATCAGTACTAAAAATTGAAAACAACAAAGTAACGCTTAAAACTAGGCCACAAATTACTGTGCCACTATCAAGGTGCAAATTTGTAGACAGAGAAAAAAGACATTTTGTAACATTAAAATAATATAAACCTTAAAAGACAAAATTATGAATGAAAGTTTAATCACAATTATAGAGAAAGAGTTAAAAGACGCAAGGTGGGATTTAGATTACCATACTCAAAAAGTAGAAAAGGCAAAATGCTTGATAGAGCTGTTTGAAAAAAAGCTGCAGGAGGCAAAGGGGGAGCAGGAACTTTTAGAAGACTACACAGATGTTCGCTAAAATTGACTTATTAAAAGATATGGAGTACTTGACAGATATTGAAATGTTGAGTACTCTTATTCTTGACCAATGTAAGAAAAAGGAAACTCCTACCTTAACAGAAATGTCAAAGGCTATTGCGAGAATATTTTTTTATGTAAATAGCCTACAACAGGATCGTAAAATGTATGACAAAGCGATGAGTCAATATAGAGCAGATAAAAATAGAGCCGTATTAAGATCCAGAAAAGCAGAAGAAGAAATGGAAGGATTAAGAAAAGAGTTAAAACTTTTAAAAAACTTACAATAATATTTTTTTTATTCAATATTTTTAATATCTTTACAATATCAATAACTATAAAAGACAAAATTATGACATCAAAACAAGAAAGCACCGTAAACAGATTAAAGGGACAAGGATTTGAATTTGTATATAAAACTGGAGACCTTGTATTACTAGAAAAACAAGATATGGCACTTTACGTGCAACCTAACGGACTTTATTTTAAAGAATAACTATAACTATTAGTAACCATTAAAAGACAAAATTATGACAACATTACCAAAGTACAAGCAAAATTTAAGAATAGACGGAAGCAACGTTTGGAGTTATTCAACTATTGTAGCTAAAAAAGACGGAAACGATTTGATCCAATTAGGGTGCTGGTCTATGACAACCCAGAAGCACATTAATTATGTAGCAAATTATTATAACCTAACTTTAATAAAAAACTAGAATTATGGAAATAGTAGATTATGGAAACCCTGCATATGATATGGACGGAGAATTTGAATGCACTGAATGTGGAACACCTGTTGAGAGGGAGGGATCTGTATGTTCTGGAACTTGTTTTGAAGCATCAATGTTATGAGATTAGGCCAATTATCAAACCATTGTTTAGCAATGATACAAGAGTTTCCTGGAATAGAAAACGAGATAAAAGATTTGTTTCAATTAGCACTAGATGAAATTGAACAAGGAGAATCAGAGCCACACGAATGTGAAATGTGCTATATGGCTATCGAGGGAGAGATACACGAACACTTATACAAAAAAGATAATGAAGAGATTTAATAAATTAGAAACAGGAATATGGACGCATATAGACAAAAAAGGACACGTCCACGTATTTTCGCAAGAAGAATTTATAAGACTTAATAGACTACAATCTTGGTGGTCTAATGTAAAAGACAAATATTTTAAATTATGAAGATAACACTATTAGATAATAAGCAGCACGATTACTGTGACATTAAAAACAAAATGTATGATGACGAATTTTACTATGGCGAATTAAACCAATTAGCGTTAAGTAGTAGCAGTATTAAGCTGCTTGTAGATAGTCCAAAGAAATACTATTTTATTAATAAATACGGACACGCAGAAAGTCAAGGATTAAGAGACGGAACTTTATTGCATACGTTAATACTAGAGCCAGAAAAATGGGATCAATTTCATTTTGTTGACGTATTGAGTAAAAACTCAAAAGCGTATAAAGATGCAAAAGCAGAATTTGGAACTGTTTATACTAAAAAAGAAAAGCAAGATGCTGAAAGAGTAGCAGATGCAATACTAAAAAACGAGTATGCACTTCAATTAATGGCGGATTGTGAATTTGAAGTACCTGTGTTGGGAGAAGTGTTAGGTATGCCATTTCGTGGTAAGGCAGACATTTTAGGCGATAACAGGATTTGCGACATTAAGACTACCAGTGATATAAAAGGGTTTGCTTATTCAGCACGAAAATACGGCTATGACGTTCAAGTGTTTCTATATTGCAATTTGTTTAATGTAGACTATAAAGATTTTAAGTTTCTAGTTGTAGACAAAGGATCACTTGACATTGGGATATGGGACGTAAGCGAACAGTTTTATTTGCAGGGTAAACAAAAAGTAGAGTTGGGAATTGAAACGTATAAAGAATATTTCTATCAGCAACCAGAGCCAGAATTAAACAATTATATAATTAAAGGTACATTGTAATGATAAAAGATTTTGAAAAAATAGTAAACGAATTTAAACAGGAATTTGGTTTTGACTTTTTTAAGCAGACCAGAAAGCGAGAGTATATTGAGGCAAGGTCGGTTTTAATAAACTACTTTTACAACTATCGAAATATGGGCCTAACAGAAATTGCCAGGAAAATAGGATCCGTTTCAGATTGGAAACCAAACCACGCAACAATATATCACGCGCTGCAGCAGTACGACGTTTATACAAGGTACAATAAAAGTCTAGATGCTATTTTAAAAAAAGTAATAGGTGTTTCTAGTGTATCAGATATGAAGACGTACATACAGCATACTATTGCGAATTTAGACGATAGCACAGTAAATGAAATGTTTAAAACCGCCGCCGAAACGTACGCTAAAAAGCTAGACAAAATTGAGGAGGCTAAACTGGAGGAAATAAAAACTTTTGAAAATAAGTAAATAAAATCGTTATGCAAATACAAAAAGTAAAAATAAGTAAAATTAGAAACAATAGTGAAAACCCTAGAATAATTAAGGACCACAAGTTTCACAAGCTGGTAAAAAGCTTAAAGGAGTTCCCGGAAATGCTACAGTTGAGGCCTATTATTGTTGATGAAAATATGATGATATTAGGAGGTAATATGAGGCACAAGGCCTGCGTTGAAATTGGAATGAAAGACGTTTATATTATTAAGGCAAGCGACTTAACGCCGGAGCAGCAAAAGGAGTTTATAGTAAAGGATAACGTTGCCTTTGGAGAGTGGGACTGGGACGTTTTGGGTAACGAGTGGGAGTCGGAACTTTTAAACGAGTGGGGAATGGACGTGTGGGAGGCCGCAGAAGATAGTGTCGAGCCATACGAGCCAACGCCAGATTTTAACGACGAGGGCGTGGGGTATAAGTCGCAGTACGGGGTTATTACAGAATGTAAGGACGAGGCCGAGCAGGAGCGCGTTTTTAAAGATTTAACGGGCCAAGGGCTAAAATGCAAAATTGTTGTAACATAAAAAAATATGAAGGTAAATATTAGAAATAAAACGGACAACTTTAATAGCTACAGAGCCGCAAGGGTTAAGTCACTATTTAACGCCGAAAGAGGGGACGAGTTTAACCTTGATATAGATGTGCCGGTTGAGGGCGACGACTGGAAAATAGGAGTAATAGTTGGGCCAAGTGGATCTGGTAAAACATCTATTGGAAAGCAGCTGTTTGGCGGTGGTAAGATTGCGGACTTATATTCCGGCTGGAGTAGAGATAAGCCAATAGTTGACGATATATCCCCGGAGGGAGATTTTAACTCTGTTACGGGGCTACTTGCTAGCGTTGGGCTGGGTGACGTTCCCAGCTGGTTAAGGCCTTTCCACGCGTTGAGTAACGGGCAGCAGTTTAGAGCCGGCCTTGCGCGTATAGTTTCTGACGGAGAAAGCAAAGTTATTGTTGATGAGTTTACGTCAGTTGTGGATAGGCAAATTGCAAAAATTGGTGCTCTTGCATTTTCAAAGGCTTTTAAAAGAACAAAGGACAGGCAGATTGTTTTACTATCTTGCCACTATGATATTTTAGAATGGGTGCAGCCGGACTGGGTTTTAGATACTGCCTCCGGGGAGGTTAAAAAAAAAACGAAATTGGAGAGCGACCAAGGATCAAGCTGGACGTTTGGAAGGTCGACAGAAGTTACTGGAAGTATTTTAAAGAGCATTATTATTTAGACTTAAATTATCCTCCGGCGGCGGAGTACTTTATTGGAACGGTTGACGGGGAGCTCGTATCTCATATAGCGGTTTGCCCTATGTTTACGGCGGGAGCCTACAGGGCCACAAGATTGGTTGTTATGCCGGAGTGGCAGGGGGCAGGAGTTGGTACAAAATTTTTAGAACTAGTTATGGAATATCATAAGCAAGGTAATGGTAGAAGAGGTCACAAGCTACCCACAATATTTCACACAAGTCACCCGCAGCTAATAGGGTTTTTAAATAGAAGTGAAAACTGGGTGCTTAAAAGCCAGGTGCTTTTTGGTGGAGATAAAAAAAAGTCCGGGGCCTCAATAGCAAAGTCAAACAAGGGTAAGCCAAAGAGTATTGCGTCGGGTGGCACATCCGGATACGGCGGGCATTTTAGAGCGGTGCAGGGGTTTAAGTATGTAGGTAATAAAAGTAAGTAAATATGATTAGAGTTTTTATTAGCGGCCAAAAGTACTACGGCGCTGAAATACTAGATTTATGTATTAAAATGGAGGGCGTTGAGGTTGTAGGAGTTTGCTACCCGTTTGGCGATAAGTATATTTCTGCTATTGCTAAAAGGTGGGATATACCCTCTGTTACGTCCGGGGCCTTATCCGCCGATTTAATGCCAAAAAACGTTGACCTTGGTATTACCGCTCATAGCTTTGACTATATAGGAAAACGGACGCGCTATATTCCCAAGCTGGGCTGGATAGGATATCACCCAAGCCTACTACCGAGGCACAGAGGTAGGTCGTCTATTGAGTGGGCAATAAAAATGAAGGAGGCAATAACCGGGGGGACAGTGTTTTGGTTAAACGCCGGTATAGATAGGGGCGACATCGCGTACCAGGAGTTTTGTTTTATACAGCCAGCTTTGCTATCTATGAACTCAAAAGAGGCGGCTGTTAAGCTGTGGAGGAACGAGCTGCAGCCAATGGGCGTAAGGCTTATGCAAAAGGCGTTAGAAGACATTAAAAAGGGTGTTATCATAAGATCGCCGCAGGACGCTAGGCTTTCAACTTGGGAGCCGTCAACAGACGTTAAGGATATTTATAGGCCGGACTCTTTGATGCTAAACGCGCCAGGTGAAAATATTCCGGACTCTTGGCACTAAAACTTAAAACACCTATACTTAAATAATTTAAAAATAAAATAAAAAAATGGCCGAACAAACCGAACATAATAAAAAGAAAGTAATTGAGGCGCTGGAGAAGTCCTTTGGTATTGTAACAACCGCCTGTAAGTCTGTTGGAGTAGGGAGGACGCAATTTTATCAATGGCTAAAAGATGACGTAGATTTTAAGAGGCAGGTCAACGACCTACAAAACGTAACCTTGGATATGGCGGAGAGCCAGCTACATAAGCAAATACTGAAAGGAAATACTACCGCAACTATATTCTACTTAAAAACAAAAGGAAAGAAACGAGGGTACGTTGAAAGGCAGGAAATCACGGGCGCAGACGGAGAGAACGTGTTTAGCATTAAAATTATAGATGAAGGAGATACTAACAAATAAGGTCTACGGGCATTTAGATAACTCTAAAAAAAAGATTGTAGTAGAGCAGGGCGGCACGAGGTCCGGTAAAACTTACAATATTTTAATGTGGCTTATATTTTCTTACTCTTATAATAATAAACAAAAAACTATTACAATATGCCGCAAGACGTTTCCAGCTGTAAGGGCCACGTCAATGAGGGACTTTTTTGAAATATTAAAAGACCACGGAATTTATAACCAGGAGTTCCATAACAAATCAAGCAGCGAGTATTTTCTAAACGGCAATAGGTTTGAGTTTATTTCTTTGGACCAACCGCAAAAAATTAGGGGGCGTAAAAGGGACCTGCTATTTATTAACGAGGCAAACGAGTTAAACTTTGAGGATTGGCAGCAGCTGGTATTTAGGACGTCAGAAAAAATTGTAATTGACTTTAACCCAAGTGAGGAGTTTCACTGGATATATGATAAGGTGTTACCAAGGGACGATGTGGAGTTTTATCAAACCACGTATTTAGATAACCCTTTTTTAGATCAAACTATTATAGGCGAAATAGAAAGGCTAAAAGGAATTGACGAGAACTATTGGAGGGTTTATGGCTTGGGCGAGCGCGGGGCCTCACAAAGCCTTATATTTAGGTTTAACACGGTTGTTGATATACCAAGGACTGCGGCGCTGATAGGACGGGGGCTAGACTTTGGTTTTAGCAATGATCCAACCACGCTGGTAGAAACCTATATTGAGGGCGATGATATGTATTGCAGAGAAATAATTTACAGAACTGGAATGACAAACCAGGATATTGGTAACGAGTTTAAAAGAATAGGCCTTGACAGGCGCGATGAAATTTGGTGCGATAGTGCGGAGCCAAAGAGTATAGAGGAAATACACCGTATGGGCTGGAACTCAAAGCCAACATATAAGGGAGCAATTAACCAGGGTATTGATATGATAAGGCGGTATAGGCTTAACGTAACCCAGGACAGCGTTAATATGATTAAGGAGTTAAGAAACTATAAATACATAGAGGATAAAAACGGCCAGCTAACTAATAAGCCGGTGGACGCCTTTAACCACGCAATCGACGCGTTGAGGTACTCAATAGTTAATAAGCTGGGTAGGCCCAAGTACGGCACTTATGCTATACGCTAATAAAATAAATTAAAAAAAAGTTATTAAAAAATTTGGATAACTAAAATAAAGGTGTATCTTTGTAGTGCCAATAAGGTATAATTTAAAAGACAATATTATGAAAGCAATTATTTGGAAAGACAACACAGTAACTTACAAAAACGAAAACAACAAAGTAGTAACAGAGGAGTTAAAGGAGTTTGATGGGAACAGGGGTTTTATAATGCCACAAGCATATTTAGATGCTTTAAATAAATTAAAAAAATAAATAACAACGGGGGTTAATAGCCCCCAATTAAAAGACAAACATTATGACAATTACAAGACAAATTTTAGAGTTTATTAATGAACAGTTAGAACTCGATATTAACAGAGATGAGGTTAATGAGTTTGAGAGATTTTTAAATTCAGAGAATGATTTTCACATTGATATTGACGGAAACGAGTACAGAGTAATTAATGCAGATGCTATTTGGAGTATCTATGTAGAAGCGATACAAGAAATAACAGAGGACTGTTACGATGTTAAAGCACCAAGTTGGTTGGCTATTGATTGGGAGCAAACGGCAGAGAATTGTTTTGTTGACGGCTATGGACATACATTTAGTTCTTATGACGGTAGCGAGTTAGAGTGTGAGTTTGGAGAAGAGAATTACTTTATATTTAGAACTAATTAATATGAGAACACAAGCCGATACGTTAAGACAGGATATAAGGCAATTAGAAGTGCTTTTAAGGACCGCAACAATAAATAATGACATAACACTAGAGCGTAAGACATATCACAAACTAGACATCTTAAAATCAACCTTAATAAATATAATGTAATGAGCAAAGAATTTTTTATCTTAAAGACAATTGAACTACATTCAACAAACGGAGTAGTACATTTACGAGCAATAGGATATGATCCAGAAGACGGTTATATTGATATTGAGTGGGACGCAAGGTCGTTATTGGAAGATATACCCTCACTTTATAGAATGGCAAAACAAGCAGAAAAGCAAGAGGGAAAATATTTAAAAGACAAGTACAAAGAATTTAAAAAATTATTATAAAGAGAAACAACAGACGTGTTGGAGTAGTGTATAAATGGAAAAACCAAATAAGCTACTTAAATAAACCCTTGCAGAAATGTGGGGGTTTTTTTTATTATCTTTATTTTTAAAAACTTTTATTTAAAATCGTTATAGTATTATGGAGTACGAAATTAGAATACCAACAGAACTTAAAGATATCACGTTACGGCAGTATAAGGCGTACGAGAAAGTGGTAAAGGCAAACATTGAGGACCAGAACTCTGAAAGATTTATAAGCACTAAAATGCTGGAAATTTTTTGTAATATACCCTTTGAGTATGCGGCTAAAATGAGGCTTACCGACTTTGTGGATACGGTTGATAAAATTAATGCTATGCTGCTGGAAAAGCCGAGCCTAGTTAAGTTCTTTAAAATGGGCGATAGCGAGTTTGGGTTTATACCAAATTTAGAGGAGATGACCTTTGGAGAGTATATTGATCTAGACAGTAATATTGGTAAACCAGAAAAAATAGAGTATGTAATGGCAGTTCTCTACCGGCCTGTTAAGCAGAAGGTTGGAGAGCGATATGCAATAAAAGACTACGAGCCAGAGTTATTGCGCGAGGCAATGCTAGATATGCCAATGGACGCGGTTGTTAGTTCAATACTTTTTTTTTGGAATTTAGGGATCGATTGCACGAACGCTATGATGAATTATTTGTCACCAGGGGAGAGGCAATTGATACGTCAGCGGCAGGAGGATTTGCAGGCAAATGGGGGTGGACACAATCAATATACAAACTCGCTCAAAGCGATATTACAAGATTTGAAACTATAACTAAATTGAACGTAAATTTTTGTTTAACAATGTTAGAATTTAAAAAAGAGGAAACGGAGCTAAACAGAAACCAAATAAATAAAAACTTTAAGTAATGGCGGTAAACGAATATCAAGGATCAAGAAGTTATATTGACCTAGTGGAAAGGTTAAGGGACACCTGCCTAAATAATAAAAGTATTACTACCGTATCTCTTGGGGATATTTCAGAGGTGGACCTGGACAAGCAAACCATATTTCCACTGGCACATATTATGGTTAATACCGCAGATTTTAGAAGTACAATTATAACGTATAACGTAAGTATTTTATTTATGGATATGGTGCATTCAGACACCACGGATAACGAGGCTGAAATATACAGCAACGATAACGAAATATTTGTTTTTAACACAATGCTAAACGCGGGAAACCACGTAACGGACGAGTTTAACAGTGGCGCTCTCAATGACGGTAATACAAGAATAATGAGGGAAACGGTAAAGGCAGAGCCATTTAAGGATAGGTTTGAGAATTTAGTTGCCGGCTGGGCGTTTACCTTTGATGTAGAAACACGAAATAATATAGATAGATGTCTTACTTAAAAAACTTAAATAAAGCCTTAACCGACTTTGGTAGAAATGTAATATCAAAGTCAAGGTCCAACCTAACTAGAAAAAATAAAAAAGTATCTGGGGCCTTGTATAAAAATTTAAGTTATAGGGTTGCCAATGCCGGGAGTAGCGTTTATGTAATATTTGATTTAGGTAAGTATGGTAATTTTGTAGACAAGGGTGTAAAGGGATCGGACCCGAGCATAATTGACAAGTGGACGAAGGGAAGGCTAAAAGGAAAGCAGAAGGCGCCATTGAGCCCTTACAGCTATAAATACGATTACCCGCCAATGAAACCGCTATCCGACTGGGCCAAAAAAAAGAATTTTAGGTTAAGAGATGCCAAGGGTAGGTTTGTGAAGGGCAACTACCAGTCAATAGGTTACGTTTTAAGCAAGTTTATATTTGCACAGGGTATAAAGCCTTCATATTTTTTTACAAACCCTTACAACGCCTCTTATAAGAAATTACCAGCAAAAGCAGCACACGCATTCGCATTTGATTTAGTAGAAGATATAAAAGAAGCGTTTAAACAAACAGAAACCAAATGAGTACAATAATTAACGCAAGGAGTCCATACTACATAAAGATAGAGCCGACCAATCCGAGTAATACGTTGGAGTATGCTAAAATGGAGTTATACATCTATACAGGAGAGTTTCAGACAACCCCAACAGAGTTAAGATATACATTAACCAAAACACCAATAGGGATAAATAATTTTGTAGTATTTGAGATTGGCGAGTTAATAAAGGATTTTATTGAGTTGGAGTTTGATGACGATTACAATAGTTATGCAGTTTGGGTTCGACCTGTTTTTGAATATAAGACAACCCAAGCAGGAGTAATTAACCCTACACCTATTGATTACGTAGGTTTAGACGGCTACGGATATTTTGAGGAGGGTGTTAATCCAAGTTTATCACAGGACTTGTTAATGTCAAACAGAACATTATATGTGTTAAATGGAAATGATTTGCACGTACCAATTTATGCACAAACAAATACATCGGTTGATTTTTATTGTGGAGACGAGTTAGTAAATACTGACAATCTTACAACACCAACCAATACAGATAATATGATAATTTATGCTCAACTTGAAAATATTGAGGATTACCAAAGTAGGGTTGAAACGGCAGGAGGAACTTTTGTTGGAAGTAGTTGTTTAACATCTTTTATGGAGGAGTTGGAGAGTTGTGTTACCAAAGTAGTAATTAATACACCAACAACTAGCAAGACAGTGAACGTTTATTATTTAGACGAGTGTAGGTATGTACCATACAAGGTTACTTTTGTTAATAAATTCGGTGCATTTCAAGACATCTGGTTTTTCAAAAAGTCAGTAGAAAACACGAGGGTAAAAGGAGAGGAGTATAAGGCGAGTATATTTAGCCAAGCAGATTTATCATACAGGACATATCAACATCAACAACAATCGTTTTTAGTTAATGGTAAAGATACTATTACAATGAATACAGGTTTTGTTAATGACGATTACAATGAAGTGGTTAAGCAACTAATGTTAAGCGAACAAATATCGTATTTAGATAATGGACAGACAATACCTGTTAATATTAAAACAAAAAATGTCAAATACAAGACAAGTAGAAATGACAAGTTAGCAAATTATACAATAGAGTTTGAAAGGTCGTTTGACATAATAAACAATATAAGATAGTGCAGAGTATTCAATTATACATAGGAGAACAGAGGTTAGATTTTTTTAAGGACGAAAGCGTTTCTATTACACAAACTATACAAGATGTCAAAGACATTAAAAAGGTGTTTACTGAATTTACCAAAACATTTACAATCCCTGCTTCAAAAAAAAATAACAAAGTATTTAAACATTATTATAATTTCGATATTGACGGAGGTTTTGATGCAAGGATAAAAGTTGATGCTACGTTAGAATTAAATAACTTACCTTTTAAAAATGGAAAGGTAAAATTGGAGGGAGTAGATTTAAGAAACAGAAGACCATACGCATACAGAATTACGTTCTATGGAAATACCGTTAACCTCAAAGATTTGATAGGAGAGGATAAGTTAGGAGAATTGCCTTTGTCTAATTACAATGAGGAATATAGTGCAGGAAATGTTATGAGTTTATTAAAACAAAACCCTGCCAATGCAGATGTAATTGTACCATTGATTACGCATACGCAAAGATTGTATTACGATGGTGGAGATAATGACCACGACACAGGAAACTTGTATTACAATAGTGGTAACAAACACGGAGTAAAGTGGACTGACTTGAAAATGGCATTAAGGGTACATAGAATAGTCCAAGCAATCGAACAGAAATACGGAATTACATTCAGTACTGATTTCTTTAATGATACAAACGAAAGGTATTATAACTTGTTTATGTGGTTGCATAGAAAAAAGGGAGTTGTAGCAAATCCTGAACAAATTATTTGGGTAGAAACACCGATAACACCTGACGGAGATAGTCAAGGTTTATATACTTTGGGAGATGAAGCAGGAACATTTGGCTTTTATCCTGATGACTACTACTATTCTTCTGTTAGATATTATTGGGCTAGAAACAACACAGACCCAATTCAGATAGTTGTGTATAAAAATGGTGTGCAACACTATCAGTCTGTAACATTGACTAATGCAACTGGTTTTTTTAGTTTAACAAATGACGATTTATCAGCAGAATATAGCATAGCGATTAGACACAGAACAATGACAACGCTATCAACTTCCGAAATACGACTTACTGCAAATGAGTCACTTGTGCCACCTTTTACAGAGACGATAACTTTTTCGCCATTGACTTTGCTAGATGTAAAAGAATTTAGCATACCTCAACAAATACCAGAGCAAAAAACTATTGATTTTTTAACGGGTTTGTTTAAGATGTTTAACTTGACTACATACGTTTTAGATGACGGAACAGTATATGTTGATACGTTAGATAATTTTTACACTAACCAAAGGTCAATAACAGATGCATACGATATTAGTCAATATGTTGATGTAAGTAAGAGTCAAGTTGATGCAGCATTGCCGTATAGACGTATCAATTTCAAATACAAAGACACAGATACATTTTTCGCAGCGTTTCACGAAATGCAATTTGGTAAAGAATGGGGAGAAGAAAGCTATACACAAAAAGTTGATAATAGGTATGTAGACGGAGAGAGATATAACGTAGAAGCACCATTTGGACATATGAAGTATGAACGAATTTATGACATTAACGATGAAAGTCAAACTACAATACAATGGGGTTGGAGTGTAGATGATAACCAAGAAGCGTATTTAGGACAACCACTTTTATTTTATCCTGTTTATAGACAGATAGAAGACGGAACGACAAGCGAACAAATATCAATGATTGTTGAATTCAATTCAGACGGAACAATGAAGCAAAATCAAGATGTAAGTGGTCGTATAAATATGCCGTCAAATAGTGTGTCGTTCGACCCTACAGTATCAAAAGCGAACATAAATTTTTATCACGAGAATAATGAATTTACAGGGGGTACGGCATTTGACGAAACTTTATTTAAGACATATTATGAAACGTATATTGTAAACGTGTTTAATCCTAAAAGACGAATAACAAGAGTCACTGCATATCTACCATTAAAAATCTTGTTAAATTTCACATTAGCAGATAGGTTTGATATAAATGGCAGGAGGTATTTAATAAATAAAATTACCACAAATTTAAAGACAGGGGAAAGTAAAATTGAAATATTAAACGAGGTATGATAAAGGAGACATTAAACGCATTAAAATTGTGCAAAGGAGAAACAGAAAACATTAGAATAGCAAAAGGCAAATACAAGTTACCTAACGGCTTTATAGAGGGGTATAAGCAACTTAAACAAGAAATCCAATGGCTGAAATACAAAAAATAATAATCCAAGTTGATACCGGGGGTGCTCAAAAATCAGTACAAGCACTTGGTAAAGAAACTACAAAAGTATCAAAGTCAGCTAAAAATACGGGCAAAGGACTTTCAACAGGATTTGCAGGATTAAAGCAAGGTATATTACAGGCCATACCTGCATTGAATATGTTTAAAATTGCTCTTGTTAGTACAGGAGTTGGAGCGATTGTAGTTGCAGTTGGAGCGTTAGTTGGGGTTTTAGCAAAAGCCGCAAGTGTAGGAGCAGACTTTCAAAAAGGTATTTCTACTTTATCAGCAGTTACAGGTAAATCAGCAGACGAATTACAACGAGTAACCGAACAAGCCAAAGAACTAGGAGCAACAACGCAATTTACTGCAATTGAAGTTTTAGGTTTACAGACCGAATTAGCAAAATTAGGGTTTACTTTACAAGATATTGAAAACTCAACACCTGCAATATTAGATTTGGCAGCATCGTTAGAGGTTGATTTGTCAAGTGCGGCAGCCTTTGCAGGATCAACAATAAAAGGTTTTGGTTTAGATACTTCTGAAACTCAAAGAATTGTTGACGTAATGGCTTTATCAACTAGTAAATCTGCGTTAGATTTTGAGAAGTTAAGAGAGTCAATGAAATTGTTAGCACCTACTGCAAGTGCAGCAAATATATCAATAGAAAAATCGACTGCTTTATTAGCAGCTATGGCAGACAGGGGTATTTCTGGATCTATGGCAGGAACTGGATTAGGTAAAACTTTTATTGAGTTATCTAAAAAAGGTATGACGTTGGAAGACGCAATGGACAAAGTTAACGGATCTTCAAACAAACTAAACACTGCAATTGAATTAGTTGGAATTAATGGTGGTAGAGCATTATTGAGTTTAGCATCAACAGGTAAAGAAAAATTAAATGAATTAGAGCAAGAGTTTATTAATGCAGAGGGATCTGCAAACAAAATGGCAGAAGTTAGACTGGATAACCTAGAGGGTGATATGACTAAATTAGGCTCTGCGTGGGAAGGGTTTTTATTAGGTATTGAGGACGGATCTGGACCGATAAACGATTTACAGAGAAACGTAGTGCAGGGGTTAACTTGGGCAATTTCAAATTTGGGGTTTGTTGTTGATGTAATTGCGTTTGCGTTTAATGAAAGGTGGACGGAGATGAAGTTATTTGTTGGCGGTGCTACTGACATTATGGTTGGTTATTTGACAATATTAGGAAACGGCATAAAATTGTTTGCAAACGAGGCGATGTTAGCGTTAGCAGATGTGCCGATTATTGGGAAAGCTATTGACAAGGCAGAAGTTGAGGCAAATATCAATGAGGCAAAAGATGCGTTGGTAAAAGGAACGGAGAGAATACAAGCAGGAGTTGAGAAGTTTAAACAGGCGGCGGTTAATCGTGTAACGGCTATCGCAAGATTTAATGCATCACAAGAGGGTAAGGCAGAAAGAGTTGAACAAGCTAAACAAAATAAGTTATTGCAAGAGCAAAAAGAAGTTCAAGCAAAAGAAGATGAGGAGACCAGAAAAAAGAGATTAGCAGAGAGAAAAAAGGAGTTAGAAAAATTAGCAAAATTAACGGACAAATATAAAAAAGAAGCTGAAAATTTAGAAGACACAACCAACGCCCAAAAAGTAGCAAGACAAAGAGAACGAGCGTTAGCAGAATTAGATGCAGTCAAATTATCTGCAACTGAAAAGGCAGAAGCCAAAAAGAAAATTGAAGACCTATACGACCAAAAAGCAATTGCAGCAAGAGAAGCAGACGCTTTAAAAACCAAAGAGCAAAAGGATAAGGAAGCAGCAGAATTGGCAGAAAGTCTTGCACTAGATAAGGAAACAGAAGCGTTGTCATTTGAGGAGCAGAGAACGCTTATAAACGAGCGAAGAGCATTGTTATTAGAAGATGAAACTTTGTCAGAAGAGCAAAAGGCAGAATTAATGAAACAGTATGCAGATCAAGAGTCTGCTATTGAAGAGCAAAAGAGAGCGTCTAAACAACAAACCCTTGACAACGCAATTGCTATTGCAGGAGCAGAAAGTGGAGTGGGTAAAGCCTTGTTAGTAGCTAAACAATTACTAGCAGCAAAAGAAATGGTAATGGATATTAAATCCACAATTCAGTCGGCAAAATCGTCAGTTCAAAAGTCATCAGTTAAGGCAGCAGAAGCAGGGGCAGATGTTGCAGCAGGTGCAGGGAAAACAGCTAGTATTGGGTTTCCACAAAACATACCAATGATTATAGGATATGCAGCACAGGCAGTTGGCATAATTTCATCTATTAAAGCAGCAACCTCAAAAGCAAAATCAGTAGCAGCACAAGCAGGTGGTGGCGGTGGTGGTGGCGGTGGAAGTATTTCTGCACCGACTGCAAACGCAGGATCTGCACCACCTGCCTTTAATATAGTTGGTTCAAGTGAAACAAATCAATTAGCAGATGCAATTGGTGGGCAATCACAAACACCTATACAAACCTATGTTGTATCAAATGACGTAACATCTGCACAATCAATGGAAAGAAATATTATTGACGGTGCATCAATAGGATAAACGCAAAATAAACAAATAAAAACGTTATAGAAAATATGAGAATAGTTGAGTTAATTTTAGATGAAGATCAAGACAATTTTGTAGAGGCAATTTCAGTTGTAGAAAACCCCGCTATTGAGTCGGACTTTGTTGCTTTAAAAGAGGACCAAAAAAAATATGAGTTTGCAGAAATTGACAAAGAGCAAAAAATATTAGTAGGCCCAATTTTAATACCAAACAAACCAATTTATAGAAAAAATAAAGACGAAGAGTATTACATATATTTTAGCAGGGATACTGTTAAAAGAGCCTCACAGCTATATTTAAAACAAGGTAATCAAAGTAACTCCACTTTGGAGCATAAGGATAAAATAGAGGGTTTAACTCTTGTTGAAAGTTGGCTTGTTGAGGATAAACAGAATGACAAATCAAATATGTTTGGAATGGATCTTCCGTTAGGAACTTGGGTGGGATCTATAAAAGTAGACAATGAAGATATCTGGAATAATCAAGTAAAAAATGGAAAAATTAAAGGTTTTTCAATAGAGGGTTATTTTGCAGATAAAGCAGAACTATCTAAATTTAACAATGACGAAGAAGTGTTAAACGAATTAAAGGCACTTTTAACAGGCTTTGAACTTGAAAGCTATAATGACTATCCACAAGGTGCAGTAAACAACGCTAAACGTGCTATAAAGTACAAAAAAGAGAATAAAAGTAGTTGTGGAACACAAGTAGGGTGGGCCAGAGCATCGCAAATTTCATCAAAATCTAAACTATCTAGATCAACAATTGCAAGAATGGCAAGTTTTAAAAGACACCAACAACACAAGGACGTACCTTATAGTGAGGGGTGTGGTGGTTTAATGT